GATGCCGCCGCCATGACAAAGACTATTAACAAAGCCAAGCAACATGGACTGTATGACTTCGCAATGGTGCATGATAGTTATGGTACACACAGTACCCATATGCCAATGCTGTCTAACATTCTGCGTGAGGAGTTTGTTAATATGTATGAGACACATGATGTTCTTGATGAACTAAGGTCTCATGCTTCACGGGTAATAGGTACTAGTGACCTGCCTTACCCACCAACCTGTGGTAACTTGGACATCAGCAAGGTGTTGGAATCTGATTACTTCTTTGCATGATTTCTAAAGTACCACTCTAGCCATTTACTGAGAAACGATGAGGTAAACTGAATGGAAAAACAAAACGTGAATATGGTCATCAAAGGTAAAGCGATGTGGGCGAAAGTGTTTGAGCCTGAAACAAAGTTTGACAAAGATGGCATCTACTCAATTGAGGTTCTCATTCCTGAGGACGAAGCAGCACCCGTGTGTGAACAACTGGATAACATTCTTGAGAAAGAGTTTGAAAGTAAAGTCAAGGCTAACCCTAAACTAAAGGCAAGCCTGTCCATGCGGAAGCCCTACTTCCCTGAGGTTGATAAGAACGGTGACGAAACTGGTAACATTGTCTTCCGTATTAAGAAGAAGGCATCAGGTACTAAGCGAGACGGTACTAAATACGAAGCAGCACCGCCTGTAGTACAAGATGCCAAGCGTAACCCTGTCAAGAACGTGTTGATTGGTAATGATTCTACTGTCAAGGTTGCGTTCACTATCAACCCCTATCTTATGCAGTCAACAAAGCAGGTAGGTCTGTCGTTCCGCTTGAACGCTGTGCAGATTATCAACCTTGTTGAGTACCAAGCAGGTGGTAACTTCTTTGATGATGAGGATGGTTATGTAGCAGAAGCCGTATCAAAGGATGATGCTATTGATCACTTCGATGAGAACTACTCAAGCCCTGCCGAAAGCAACGATGACGAAGGGGACTTTTGAGGAGAGGGTCATCTCTGACCTAGAACAACGTGGCGTTCCATATACATACGAGCCTGAGAAGATGGCTTACTATGTGGAACGTCACTACATTCCTGACCTTGCTGTTGGTGATATGATTGTAGAACTGAAGGGATACTTTAGACAGGATTCACAACGAAAGATGAAGGCTATCAAGTCACAGCATCCAGAGTTGGACATCAGGTTTGTATTCCAGAAAGCGGATGCAACAATTCAGGGAGCAAAGAAACGGAAGGACGGTTCAAAGATGACCTGTGCAGAGTGGGCAGACCGTAACGGTTTTGTCTGGGCAGAAGGAACTATACCAGAGGAGTGGTTAGCATGACGATCATTGACATTTCAGAAGAGATTATATCTGAGGTTGATGTAAACCTAGAACTAAATGCTAAGGGTATCTCACTCTCTGTCTTTGTGGACAACATAGAAATCCACGAGACAGTAGATTACGAAACAGTAGCGTATGCTATGGTAGAGGATAGAGATAAATATCCCGATCCTGTATTGGAAAGGATACTGATACAGTTAAAAAACATGGTAGATATTTTAGAGGAAGCAACACCAGATGAATGAAGACAGTGAGTTCATTAGACATGAACCCTGTACTCATTGCGGTAGTAGTGATGCCAACAGTCTATTCTCAGACGGGCATTACTACTGCTTCTCCTGTGAAACCTACACCCCACCAGATAATCAAGCAGAGGTAAGCATGGCTATGGAAGTTCACGATACTATCTTCTTAGAAGTAGAATACAAAGAACTAACAAAGCGTAAACTCACCAAGAAAACCTGTGAGATGTGGGGCTATGGTGTCGCTGAGTACAGGGGACAGAAGGTTCAGGTTGCCAACTACAGAGACCCCGAAGGAAATCTACAAGGACAGAAGATCAGATTTCCTAACAAGGATTTCATGGCTACTGGTAACATGAAGAAGGTGGGGCTGTATGGCGAACACCTTTGGCGTGACGGTGGTAAGATGATCACCATCACTGAGGGTGAGTTAGATGCCCTATCATTATCACAAGCACTGGATAATAAGTGGCCTGTTGTGTCCATCCCTGCTGGTTGTGCGTCTGCTAAGAAGTCAGTAGCACGATCAATAGAATGGCTGAACAAGTTTGAAACTATTGTCCTGATGTTTGATAACGATGACAAAGGTAAGCAAGCAGCCATTGAATGTGCGTCTGTCCTACCACCTAACAAAGTAAAGATTGCTAAACTACCCTTGAAGGATGCCAGTGATATGCTGGTTGCTGGTAGGGTAGGTGAATTGATTGACGCTTTGTGGGGTGCTAAGACCTACCGTCCAGATGGTATCGTATCAGGTACAGATATTTGGGATGTCATCATTGCGGATGACAACAAAGAAAGTGTACAGTATCCATACGCTGGGCTACAGGAAAAGACAGGCGGGTGTAGACGTGGGGAGATTGTGACTATCACTGCTGGTAGTGGTATTGGTAAGTCTCAGTTTGCTCGTGAGTTAGCACACAACCTAATCAAGCATGGGGAAACCATCGGCTACATTGCATTGGAAGAGAGCGTGAAGCGTACTGCTTTGGGTTTGATGTCCATTGAAATGAATAAGCCACTACACTTGGGGGAGATTAACAGTCAACAACAGGAGTTGAAAGATGCGTTCACTAATACTGTCGGTTCAGGCAGGGTGTATCTCTATGATCATTGGGGTTCTACTGATTCAGATAATCTGCTATCTAAGATACGGTATCTGGCTAGGGGGTGCGACTGCAACTACATTATCCTTGACCACATTAGCATTGTTGTCTCTGGATTGGAAGGTGGGGACGAGAGACGACTGATTGATAACACGATGACTAAGTTAAGGGCATTGGTTGAAGAACTAAACTGTGGCTTAATCTTAATCTCACACCTTAAGCGTCCTTCAGGGGACAGAGGCCATGAAGATGGCGCACAAACATCTATGTCACAACTGCGTGGTAGTGCTGCGATTGGACAATTATCTGATATGGTGATTGGCCTTGAGCGTAACCAGCAGGACAAAGATAACCCACATATAAGCCATGTCCGTGTGTTGAAGAACAGGTGGTCAGGTGAGACAGGACTTTGTTCTTCCTTGGAGTACAACAAAGATACAGGCCGAATGATTGAGGTCATGTTCAATGATGACGAGGAAGAAGAAGTAGAATTTTAACTAGTGCGGAGACACGGTATGAAACTAATCTTTGATTTAGAAGCAGACCATTTGTTAGAGGAAGCCACAACGGTATGGTGTATCGTTGCGGTTGACACGGAGACAAATGAAACACACACCTTTGACCCAGACAACATCAAGGAAGGCATGGACTTACTCAGTCGTGCCGATACTTTGATCGGTCATAATATTATTGCATATGACTTGAAACTTTTGGACAAGTTACATGGCTTCAAGTATGACGGTAATATCATTGACACGCTGGTGTATACAAGAACAATCTGGCCTGACATTAAAGAGGCTGACTTCAAGTTATATAAGCAGGGTAGGATGGATGCCAACCTTATTGGTAGCCACAGCCTGAAGGCTTGGGGTGTTAGACTAGGAGTATTAAAAGGTGATTTCAATACTGGCAGTGAGAGTTTTGGAGAATACTCCACAGCAATGCTGGAATACTGTGTCCAAGACACGGCTGTTACCAACGCTCTCTATGAAAAAATACTGTCCAAGAACTTTAGCCAAGAGGCTTTGGACTTGGAAACAGAAATACATTCTGCTCTCTTGGATCAAGAAGAAGAAGGGTTTCCATTTAATGTAGAAGAGGCACAACGCTTGTACTCTTCCTTGGCTTCTCGTAAGGCAGACCTTGAACAACAATTACAAGAAACCTTTGAACCTACTATTGTAGAGTTGAAGACAAAGACTAAGGTAATCCCGTTCAACCCTGCCTCACGAAAGCAGATTGCTGAAAGGCTGATGTCTAAAGGGTGGAAGCCCAAGGACTTCACTGATACAGGTGAGCCAAAGGTAGATGATTCTATCCTTGGTAGCCTGAGTATGCCTGAGGCTAAGTTGTTGAGTGAGTATTTACTTCTTAACAAACGTATTGGTCAACTTGCTACAGGTAAACAGGCTTGGCTCAAGTTGGAAAAGAAAGGTAAACTACATGGACGGGTTAATCACATGGGTGCTGTCACTTCCCGTTGTACACACTCTAATCCAAACATGGCACAAGTTCCCAGCGTTGGCGCACCTTACGGTGAAGAGTGCCGTTCACTTTTTATCGCACCTTCTGGATACTCTCTGCTTGGTGCTGATGCAAGTGGGTTGGAACTACGCTGCCTTGCTCATTACATGGCTGCTTATGACGGTGGGTCTTACGCAAACGTAGTGTTGGAAGGTGACGTACATACGACAAACATGGAAGCGGCTGGTCTAACTGAGCGAAGTCAAGCCAAGACATTTATCTACGGTTTCCTATATGGAAGTGGTGATGAGAAGACTGGTAAGATTATTGGTAAGGGTGCGAAGGAAGGTAAGGCAATCAAGAAGAAGTTCTTGAAGAAACTACCTGCTCTGAAGTACCTTAAAGATGCCGTAGCAAGGGCAGCAGATAGCCGTGGGTGGATCAAGGGGCTGGACGGACGTATCATTCCTATTCGCCACAGTCATGCAGCATTGAATACTCTGCTTCAGAGTGCTGGTGCTATTATCTGTAAGACATGGTATGTGTTTATCAGACGAGCCTTGAAAGAGGCTGGGTTGGATGCAAAGATTGTAGCATTTATTCACGATGAGGTTCAAGTAATCGTAAAGAAAGGACAAGAAGATGAAGCAGGGCGAGTTATTCAACGATGTATGCGAGACGTACAACAGCACTTCTCATTCAGATGCAGACTTGATAGCGAGTACAAGTACGGATCAAATTGGGCAGAAACCCATTGATGAGGTTGAGTGTATCAAGTGTGGTATTCATCAGGACATAAGTAACTTTAATGTTATGCCATCGGGAGAAATCAAACGCACTTGCCGTTCCTGTAAGGCTGGGCATAGGGCTGTGATTAATAAACTACGGGCAGAGAATAAGTACCCTGATGAGGATTACTCTTGTCCTATCTGTACTAGAACTATCCAAGAGATTGGTAGGCATGGTCAGAAGTCTATGCAGAGTTGGGTGTTAGATCATTGCCATGAGACTGAGACATTCAGGGGGTGGATATGTAAACCATGTAACACAGGCATAGGACAACTACAGGATAACCCTGACAATGCACACAGAGCATTTGAGTATTTAGTTAAGCATAGGATGACTAATGGAATTTGATTACTTCTTTAAGTTGATTGTTACTTGTTGTTTCTTTGCAGTAACTGTCAGCCTCTGTATTAAATGGTTGGTTGATGCTTACCTAGATTACATTCAAGTTGTTACAGGAATTAGAATTGTTACCCATCGTCAGATGGTAGAACAAATGAGAGGAGAAGACGATGACCCTTTTGCTCATTGATGGAGACATCATTGCATACAAGGCGGCAGCATCAGCAGAAACACCTATCAATTGGGGTGATGGACTATGGACATTACATTCATTTGAGCAGGACGTTGCTGTGAGGATTGATGACCAGATTCATAAACTGGTAGACGAAGCACCAGTACAGGATTGTATTGTAGCCCTGTCGGATACGAGTAACTTCCGTAAGTTGGTAGCACCATACTACAAAGCAAACCGAACAGATGTTCGTAAGCCTATGCTTTTAGGGTGGGCTAGAGATTACTTAAAGGACACATACAACACTGTCATTTACCAGCATTTGGAGGCTGATGATGTCTTGGGGATATTGGGTACTGCGAACCCAGATACTATTATTTGGTCTGAAGATAAAGACCTACAAACTATACCAGCGAAACATTGGATTGATGGAGACGTTGTGGAAATCAGCGAGGACGAGGCTGACTATAACTTCCTTGTGCAAACTCTTACTGGTGATCCCACTGACAATTACAAGGGTTGCCCTTCAGTTGGCTATAAAACTGCTGACAAAATCCTTGAGTTTGGTGATGGATGGGGAGCAGTGGTTAGAGCGTATCTTAGCAAGGGACTGTCAGAAGAAGTAGCCTTGGAGAACGCACGACTAGCACGAATCCTACGCAACGGTGAATACGATATGGATACAGGTGAGGTAAAACTATGGACACCTTAGGTTATGAAGACAAGATGAGACGTGATGCAATACAAGAGGACATGGTAAATAGTCCTGCTCACTACGCTGATGGTCAGATTGAAACCATTGACTACATCGTTGATGTCTTAGGGGAGTACGAGGCAATTAGTTATTGCCACGGAAACTTGCTGAAGTACACTGGCTCTCGCCTTTGGAAGAAAGGTAATCCTATTGAGGATGCTAAGAAGGCACGATGGTATCTAAACAAAATGATTGAACTTATGGAAAAAACTAAAGGGGTAAACTGGTAATGAACGAGGTAACGCTAACATACACACGGTATGATTGGGATGGGAACTACGAAGGGACTGTGACAATGGACTTTCAAACTGAGGGAGACCTCAAGGATATGCTATTCCATTACAAGAACTTCTTGCAGGGTGTCTCATTCAACTACGTCAAAGAACTTTACGCAGTCTTAGATAATGATGAAGAGGTAGGCGAGGAATGAAGGTAGACTTAATTGACCATATGGGCAGTGATCTAACAGTAGTCAATGCTGCTCGTGTGTCCTTTGCCAAAGAATCTGAAGAGATGTCTGATAAGGATGAGAAGTTAATTAAGTATCTAGCCAAGCACAAGCACTGGTCTCCCTTTGCCCACTGTTTCGTACAGTTTAGGATCAAAGCACCAGTGTTTGTTGCAAGGCAGCTAGTCAAGCATCAGGTAGGGTTAGTGTGGAACGAGGTGTCTCGCAGATATGTGGATGATGAGCCTGAGTTTTACATACCAGACGAGTGGCGTGGTAGACCTACACATTCTAAGCAGGGTAGCAGTAATGAAGTCATAGACTACAGCATCACCTCTGTCATGCAGTATGTCAAACAATCATACGACAATCTGCTCAAGGCTGGTATTGCACCAGAGATGGCACGGATGATTCTACCACAGAACATGATGACTGAGTGGTACTGGTCTGGTAGTCTCATGGCATTTGCTAGGGTGTGTGATCAACGCTTAGACGAACACGCACAGGCAGAGACATCAGTGATTGCTAACTGGATTGACGACTACTGCTATGATTTATTCCCATACAGTTGGGAAGCGTTAAGGAATTAAACTGGTTCATATGTTGACCATAAACGCCATTATTGTATCATTTATTGACCATTAGAGGGGGGAAGCGATGAGTTATTGTAGGTGGAGTTGCCCCGTTCCCGAACTAACCCCTGATGTAGATGTATCGGCGGAGAAGATGATGGAAATCTGCAGTAAAGGCGGCGGATTTAACGATTGGTTGCAATACTTGCAGGATAACGATGTTGTGTTGAGCGATGCTTATGTCTATGAGGCCGAAGGTGGGTTTGTGTGTCACTGGCGCGGCGAGGGCGACCCTGACTGGGCTGTATCAGCACAAGAGATGGCACAGGTATTGACTGAAGCGGTTAATCGTGGTAAGCGTGTACCACAGAGTGCTATTGAAATGTTGCTTGATGAGATGACAGATGAAGAAGATAATGTGTGACCCACCAAGTGGGTGGAAGTATGGCTTTCCTAAAGAACAGCCTGATGATGTACGGATGTAATGGCTTGGCTTGTGCAGGAAGGCTACCCACAGGAAGAGATTGA